TTGCTGCAAAGTTTCTGTAGCTCCATAAGGATGTTCTATCCCTCTCAAATCTCCTCCAATCCCACCAGGAGTAGTAATAGTTCTGTATTTATCCATAGTAGGATCGAACACACCTTTAGAAGTAGCTGACCAATCTTTAAACACATCGGGATTAGCCTCTTTTATAACATTTAAAGCTTCTGCATTGGTTCTAGTTGCAGCTAAGCCCTTATTAAAATCTCTTACACTCTGAACCATACTGCTAGGTTTCAATGTTCTACCAACCTCTCGTAAAGCTCCGTCACTTCCAAAAAATCGTCCTTCTTTGACTGCTGGACTCAAACCTTTTGAAAAAATAGGCGTCTGTCTTCTAAAAATATTCCCTACTTTATTAATGGCCGTTTTACTTAATGTAGTAATACCTTCTGTAATTGTTGTGAAAGGTTTTGTAACTGCATTAACCGTTTTAAGGCCAGCAGATAGCCCTTTTCCTAAAGCACCCATAAACCCCTTTTTAGCTGCTAAATTTCCAGCCAAATCACTCAAGCTCGTTATATTACCTCCCAAGCCTAACATACTTCCTAAACCTTCTATAAGAAACCCTCCTATACCAGGAAGAATAAATGACATAGCTATCTGACCAAGAATACCAATCCTCCCCATAAATTTACCGAACTTTTTAAATCCTCTTTTTATGGCTTTGCCAATTTTCTTAAAACCTTTTTTAATGCCTTTCCAGGCTTTTGATAAAAATCCCATATGCTAATATCTCCTAGTCTATATATCTAAGTCTTCGGCTGTTCCTGGAATAGTGGTTGATCCTCTTATTCCAATCTATCCTATGGATGTACCAAATAACTTAGACATTAAATTAAAAATTTCAGTTCTTTGGTTTGCGTATGTCTTCATTTGCATAAATTTCTCACTACCAAGGGCAGCATTAATTATACTAATCTGTCTTTCTTCAGAGGTCATTTCCCTTGTTAGATCTCTAGTTGTCATATCTCTCATTTCCTGCCACAACTGAGACTGTGCTGTAGCGCTTAATGAAAAAGCATTCTGAGCATTTTGCGCATTAGCAGCATTCTGTGCAGCAGTGTCAATAGTATTGGCCTTACGACGCCACTCTACATTTGATTGTTCTACTGCTTGAGCATTAGCAGCATTCCACTGCTCCCTTTGACTTTCTAGCTGTGTATTAAATTGTGAAACTTGTGTTGTTAATTGGGCATTTAATCTGTCTGCTTCTGCTGTATTCTGAGAATCTAAAGCAGCTAATCTATTTGTCTCAGTAACATTTAACTGCTCCATAGTATTTAATTGAGATACATTAAATTGTTCCATTTGTTGCCCTAGCCCAATCATAAACTGATTCATTTGGTTTGTAGAGGTTGCATTAAACTGTTTAGAAGCATTAGTAGCCGATTGATCAGATAATATTCTTTGTTGTCGCAGTTGAGCATCCATCACACGCCCCTGTTGCTCATTATTTAAATTAGCCATATCCATTTGTAAAAAGTTGTTAGCATTTACTATAGAAGTTTTTGTCCTTGCATCAGCAGTCTGCATATCCATAGCTGCTAGAGTTGTAGCATCCTGCATAATTCCTTGTTGACGAGCATCAAAGTCTTTTACTGTCATGGTCTGCATGAACTGACTATTAGCCATAGCTGCTTGCTGGTCAGCATTAAATTTACTCATATCCATATTAGCATCAACCTGAGCATTAAACATTGCGGCTGATTGCTTATTACTTAAATTAGCAAGCCCCATATTCTGTGCAAGCTGCGCATTAACTTGACCCGCCAGCATTTTCTTTTCGTATACTTGAAGTTCAGCTACATTCTCAGCAGTCATACTTTCTGAGTCAGCTTGATTCTTTTGCGTCAAGTTTGCAAGAGATATCTTCTCAGCCACCGACATCTGAGCTATTTCTGCTTGTTGTCGCAATTCAGTATTCTGGCTCATTACATTAACGTAGGTCGTCAGTTCATTTAGCCTAAACCTATTAGCCTCTGTCATATTGGCAGAATCAGCGGCTGCTCTCTCTGAAAGGTTTGCTAGTTCCATCTGGTTCTCGGCATTCATATTAGCCAAGTCCATCTGTTGAGCTAAGTTGGCATTAGTCTTCTTAAAGTCTACAAGCGTATTAAGATTAGTTAGCCTTTCTTGATTCTCAGCAGTCATTGTATCTTTTGCTGCTGCGTTCTGCTCATTAAGATTGGTCAGTTCCATCTGAAGTTCAGTAGATAGATTTGCCTTTTCCATGTCTTGCTCAAGTTCTGCTTGACGCATAGTCCTAGCAACTTTTGCATTGTAGGTAGTTAAACGTGCTTGCTGATCTGCACTTAAGTTTTGAGAACCTGCTGCATTAAGAGCCTGTAAGTTAGCTAAGTCTGTTCGAGTACCAGCGTCTAGATTTGCTAAAGCTACCTGTTGTCTTTGACTTGATTCTTGTTGTGCTCGTTGTTGTGCCATTTGAGCATTAGTAAGTTCTGTTTGCTGCTGCTGTTGAGCCGTAGTCATAACAGCTTCTTGCTTAAATTGCCCTTGCTGCACTTTAATCTGTTGAGCCATATTGGCTGTCTGTGATGCAGCCGTCTGCCTATTCGCTAAATTCTGCATACGAAGCTGCATAGTATTTTGTGCGGATGCTAAGTTAGCTTGCTGCTCATTAGATAAGTTCTGTTGTGCTCTTTGTTGAAGAGCCTGTGCATTACTTTGAGCCATAGGTAGAGCACTTTGAATGATCGCATTGAATAAAGCATCTCTACCGACTGTGGAGGCTGACATACCTCTTTGAGCCAGCATTTGATTAACGGAATCTACAGCAGGACGTGCCCATGCAGGCGTCTTACCTTCTTCCATTCCTGCCAGAAGGTTATTCATTTGTGTTGATACAAGAGCTTCTTCTGGTAATGCCGCCACTGCTGCTACTACTTTAGGATCTTCTCCAGTATCTAATTGAGCCTCAACAGTCGCAGGATCTTCTGCAAGCGCTGCCGTAATTTCAGGAGGCATATTAGCTACAACCTCCATCATATCTGCTGCTGCTGCTGTTCTGGCTTCTCCTGTCACAGCCTCCATTGAAGCTGCCGCCATTGTAGGAACGCCTCCTATCTGTGCGGCATCTCCTTGTGGTGCAGTTCCTGTAATAGCTGTACGACCTTCAAAATCAACACTAGGGGCAGTACCTAGTTCTTGAGCTATCTTAGTTGTGGCTTCACCAACCTGTGCAGTACGCCTCTCTGCCAATTTATATTCTGGTATGTCATCAAGGTTTGTGCCTTCTTTAGTAACAACATCTAGAACATCTTTCTGTTCTCGCTCTGATATAGTCTGCGCTATACGTGTAGCAACTTCAGGATTTTCAGCTTCTATAACTTTAAAACGCTCATCAGTAGTTACACCAGTAGCATAATCTTTTGCTTCTGGACGCTCAGCAGCAACAGCCTTAGCGGCCTCTTCTTGTTCAGCATCACGTTCAGCAGCTTCGGTTTCAGTAAGCCTTGCTTCACCAGCCACAGCATCTCTTGTTACCTCGCCTCTAGCAGCATCTATATCTTCCAAATCTTCCGCTAGTTCGGCATCATATGTAGCAGCCCCTGGATCTTGCTGTCTACGCCCTTCCCTAGCAGTACCTGTAGAAACGTCTGTAGATATGTCTGTATCTGCTTGACCAGCTTCAGCCCTTGGCGCGTCCTCTCCCGTCTTCAATTTCTGTATATCTTCATCACGAGTATAGGTCGCGCCCCTTTTTATAGTCGCAGCCTCTCTTCTTCTATGATCCTCCTCATCCTCTGGCTTAAAAACTTCTCCAGCAGCTAGGCTTTGCTTTTCGGCTATTTGCTGCTCTCTAAATTCCTCTGTTCCAGTAGGGTCGTCAGGGGTGCCAGTGCCATTGCCATTATTATTGTTATTGTTATTGTTATTAGTATTATTATTATTAGTATTAGTATTGTTATTAGTATTACCATTGCCATTGCCAGTACCGTCATCAGCAGTAGTAGTGCCGCCAACACCGCCAACACCACTAAGACCTGCCCCAGCACCCATAGTCCTTATTGGGCCTGTATGTGTTCTCCCACCAGCAGTGGTGATTGATACAGGATCATCTCCGGTCTTTACAGGCTGTCCTTGCATCTGCTGTTCTTGCAGCCGCTGCTGAGCTTCCTGAGCATTTGAAATTGCGGATGATAAGCCACCAAACTGCTTCTCTAGTCTCTGCGATACGCTCGCCTGTGGGGTGCCTATTGGTATACCCCAGCCACGTATTGGGGCAGGAGCCTTTTTCTTAGGCACAGCAGTTTTCTTAGCTACGGCCTTGCCTTTACCAGTTTTGCTGCGCCCCTTACGAGGTGATTTTCGTCTAGCCATTTAAGACCCCTATTTTTCTATAAAGCTTTATTGTCTGGCATATAAATATCATTTACTCCACCAGAAACTCTAGGATTCTGTTTTAAATAAATCCCTGTGTTTGCCACCCTTGGTACACTAGGTAAATAAATATCATTTACTCCACCTGGAATATTGGCTGGACCCCCATTAGGAGGATTAAGTTTATCACTATTCTCGATTTGCGTTCCACTTTTTGGATATGGGAACCCTTCTCCATACATTTTAGGCATTTGTGCTCTCCTACTTTTTTATCTTTTGTACAAGATTTTGTACTGTTTCAGTCTCATATATACGAATTACTGTCCATACTAACGTAAGAAGTGCTACTATCGGAGGAAGCCAACCAACCAAGGCAGATGCCGTTGTTGTTACTGCTACTGCATCTACTAAGGGTTTTACTGATTCGGTTTCTACTGACATACTTAATACTCCAATATGTTAATTAGGTTGCGGGTAATTCAAAATTTTGATCAGGCTCTGGATACACAGGTGGGTTTGTAATTACAGAGTCGTATTGACTTGCAAAGATTGTATCCCAATGATCCGTTGGAGCCAGTGCCGTAATTTCAGCAAGTGTCCAACTACCTTTAGCCTTTTCCTCAAAGACTTCTTCGTCATCGTCATCAGTTGAGTATACTTGAGTATCAAAAGTACTCGTGTAGTAAGAAGCAGTATTTTCAATACCATCCTCATACTGCATCCTCACATCCCAACGGACAACATTTCCGTCTTGCTCATAGGGCGTTGCACCCGTTACAGTTTTAGTTACTGCCATTAGTTTTTCTCCTTCTTGAGCTTTTCAATTTCAGCCGATAGCTCTTGGATTGCATTCACGAGCATCGGAACAAACTTGTTATATCTAAGCCCGTACATCTGACCATCTTCACTGAGGCTGGAGATTAGGTTTTTCTTATCCGCTTTGCCAAAGCCCAGTTGTTCTTCTAACGAACTTACATCCTGTGCAAGAAAGCCCACATCCAACTGATCTTTCTTATAGGTGCCATCAGGAAGAATATCTCTTTCATCGCCGTAAAGGCTACGCTGATCCCAGCGGTAAGTTTTTGGTTGTAGTTGATTAACGAACTCCAAGCCTACATTCAAATCTTCTATGTCAGTTTTGTCTCGTGCGTCAGAGGCAACTGTCCAATCCACTTGGATGTGCGCCTCGGTAATGTTCTCGTCACCCAATACTATTTCGTTGCTGCCTGTGCTTATAGCACCGCCGGGACTTCCTGATTGGCCTGCATCATATCCAAGTAGAAGATTATTTGATCCAGTGGTTACACTGAGGCCAGCATTGCGGCCAAGAGCCGTATTCTGTGCACCTGTACTATTTGCTGATAACGCCGCGAAACCCATAGCTGTATTGTCAGCAGCAGTTGTATTAGCATCTAGCGCTCCATAGCCTATTGCGGTGTTATTAGCGCCCGTACTATTTAGTGTTAAAGCTGCATAACCCATTGCTGTGTTATTACTTGCCGTGGTGTTGGCTTGTAAAGAATAAGTGCCTACTGATACATTAGAACCACCTGTGGTATTGGCGCTCAGCGCATCATGTCCAACAGCCGTATTGTTACTTGCCGTGGTATTAGCATCCAAAGAACCTCTTCCTATAGCCACGTTGTTACCGCCCGTGGAGTTCACCAACAGGGCACCTTTGCCCACAGCGACGTTAGAACTAGCTGTAGTATTTGCTTCTAGTGCTTGATCCCCGATAGCAACATTCGCAGCACCAGTTGTATTAGCATCAAGTGAATGATAGCCCACTGCCACGTTCTCTGAACCTGTGCTGTTTTCTGTTAAGGCATTGTAACCAACTGCTGTATTGCGGTTTGCTGTGGTGTTGGCGTCTAAAGATGACATACCTACTGCAACGTTGTAAGCCCCTGTGGTGTTAACCAGCAGAGCATTTACACCTACAGCCGTATTGGCCTCTGCTGTGGTGTTGGCACTTAAAGCATTCGTTCCTACACCTACATTATTATCGCCTGTTGTATTAGCATCTAAAGCAGCCGAGCCAATAGCAACATTATTAGCACCTGTGGTGTTTGCTCCTAATGCACCATAACCAACTCCTGTAACATTAGATGCAGTTGTATTAGCGTCTAAAACATAAGCACCCACAGCGACATTTGAAGCCCCCGTTGTGTTTGCCGTTAAAGCCTCTTGCCCAAGTGCTGTGTTATTTGATGCTGTGGTATTTGCTCCAAGCGCATTACGCCCCACCGCAACATTAGCAGATCCAGTGGTGTTGGCATCTAGTGCTTGATTACCCACAGCGACCAGATTATCACCCGTTGTATTAGCAGTTGCTGCATTATAACCAACCGCAGTATTAGACTGTCCCGTTGAAGTTTGTGTAGCTAAAGCAGCATAACCAACAGCTACATTATTACTTGCCGTGGTATTTGCCCCAAGAGCGGCATAACCAATGGCAACGTTATTATCACCAGTTGTTATAGCATCTAATGCAGTAACGCCAACAGCGACACTATTACTAGCGGTATCTGTAGTACTTGTTGGATCTGAACCAATCCATATAGAATTATTCTCTTTTAAAGACGCATCAAGTACGTTGATCTCGGCTGCTGTTGCAGTTACTCCATCTAATATATTTAATTCTGCGGTTGTGCTTGTAACACCATCAAGGATATTTAACTCGGCTGCTGTTGCAGTTACATTTGTTCCTCCTATATCTAGTGTAGTCATTGAGACTTCACCAGCAACTGTAGCTATTCCTGAAGCTACCGTTATTAAATCTGTATCTCCTGTGTGTCCGATAGTAGAACCATTTATAATGACATTATCAACAGTAAGAGTTGTTAGTGTACCTAAACTTGTAATATTAGACTGTGCAGCAGTAGTTACTGTAGCTGCTGTACCACTTACATTACCAGTAACGTCCCCTGTTAAAGGGCCAGCGAAAGCATCAGCGGTTACTGTACCATCAAAGTAAGCGTCTTTAAATTCTAAAGAACTTGTACCTAAGTCTATCTCATTGTCTGTTACAGGATATAATGCACTAGAGGTTAGTGTTAACCTAGCTGCGTTATCTGCTTTGAAATCAATCTCATTTGCTGTTCCAAAATCAATAGCAGTTTGAGAGTCCTCTCCGATTATTAAATCTGTAGCATAAATTGATGTTATACCTGTTTGCGCTGCATCTACGGATAGATCAACTGTATTATCACCATCTTGGTATGTAACTGTAATACCACTTTCCGTATTACTGGAGAACATTGCGCCTGCTGTATCTGCGATATATTCAGCTAGTGTTGTACCATCAACTGTAATTGCATCTGCTTCTAAAGTTCCGTCAATATCTGCATTACCTGAAATATCTAAAGTAGCTGCATCTAATTCGCCTGATATAGTGATATTAGTACCACCAGTTATTGCTCCATCCATTGCAACAGCACCATTAATATCAATAGTAGTTGCCGTTAATTCAATTTCAGTATCAGATACTAAGTCCAATACTCCGTCTGCACTTTGATAAATATAAGTGCCTGAATCTCCAAATTGAAGTTGATCAGTACTTGAAAGAAGTAAGCCTGTATCAGCAACATGAGTTAATGATACATCTTGGTCGTCTCCAAAATTAATGACAGCGCCATCTGCAAGGAATAAATCACTGAACTCTAGAGAAGATGTACCAAGGGCTGCTCCATCTGAAGCATCGGGTACAAAAGCCGTAGTAGCTGTTATAGTCGTGCCCTGCATTGTACTAGAACTTGTAATAGCTCCAGTAGTCGTAACTGTATCTATATAGGCATTTTTAAAGTATAAAGAACCTGTACCTAAATCTACATCACTATCAGTAACAGGAGCTATAGAACCATCATTAAATGTTACTTGGTTGGTTCCTGCATTTGCTACTGTAATAACATCTGAACCTGAGAAGGTGATTGAAGTATTTGTATCTCCATCACCTGCTATACTATCTAATTGTATGCTTCCTGCATTTGTAATTGCAGAATCACTAAAATCTATTGTGCCTGTAACATCAAAGTTTCCGCCGATTGAAACATTGCCCGTAACAGTTAAATTATCAGCCACAGTAGTTTCAGAAGTAGTATGTCCTATAGTAACTGGTACGCCTGAAGTTCCAGTACCTATAGTGATACCATTTGAGGTATTAGAAGTATCTATATTAAATGATGTTGTTGCATCTAATGAGATAGTTGCACCATCTACAGTAAGTGTTCCATCTATATCCGTGTTATCTAAATTAGTAGTTCCATCAACATCTAGATCTCCTGCAAGGTCAATTCCTGCTGCACCTGCTAAAACTAAGTCGTCGGTTGATGTATCCCAAAGCATATAGGCACTTGCAGTATCTCCAAAAAACTTAACATCATATCCTGTATCGTCTACACCAACTGTAATCGTATTATCAACTTGTACAGCGCCATCAAGATTTGTCGTACTTGAAACTGTTAAACCATCTGTCGTAACTGTACCATCAAAGTAAGCATCTTTAAATTCTAATGAGCTTGTACCTAAGTCTATATCATTATCTGTAACAGGTACAATAGCCCCATCTTGAATACGAATCTGCTCTACTGCCGCACTTGAAACCTCTACGAAAAACCCCCAACGATTATTAGTACTATCAGCAACTATCTTATTAAGGAAATCTAAGTCGCCAATCGTATGAATATTACCGCCTTCTGCTGCTGTGCCATCGTGCTGGTGTCCTGTTGAGGATGACGTTGTTGAATATGCAAAAGCATTTACTAATTGATTGTATTCATCATTAAACAGGGCTGCTGTAATTGTGTCTCCATCTGCTAACGAACTCTGTCGTGTGTAAGTCTGCGTCATTTAGTTATCTCCTTCCTGACGGTACATAGTCTATATAAAAACCATTAATTGCGTAGGCTGCTTTCTGATCATCACTAAAGATCTTAAAGCTACACGTATTTCCACTTCCTTGAACAGCCTGTCTAACCATTGGATCATTACTGGCTCCAAAGGTTGCTGTTCCAAAAGTACTACCTGAATCACCAAATATTGCAGGTAACGGTACAGAACTTAATGTATAGTCTCCTGGCTGCGGTATATTTTGATCTTCATAGTTATAACGAACTCGCAATGTTGGCTGAATATCTCCTTCTGGAGACAAAGACATTCTTGTATATAACAAGGTCTTTCTTGTTCCTACATCTCCAAAATCTAAGTTCGGTGTTTGATATTCTGCATAAATATTTGTAGCTGTACCTGCTGGCGTAAAATAATCCCCATCGTCATGTACATAGATATAACCATCTTTGTCACCATGATAGGTCTTTTCTACGCCATCCTTATCAAAACCAGAAGTCAAACCATGAGCTTGTATTCCTAATGTTTCTGACCACTCAAACCCATTAGGAGTAATCGTTCCAATGATGCCTCTTGCTGTTGAAGAAGATGCAGTAGATGTAGAATAAAATAAACGGTATTGTGACTTACTTCTTAATACTGTACTGCTAATTCTAAATGTATCTATAGACGCTGCTAACGTTCCTATAATTGACTGAATTTGCCTACTAACAGATCCCATCTCTACGTCACCAATACGCGCCGTACCAGCAATAGTACGAATACCATCAGGACTTAAAAAGACTAGATCACCACCAATCTCCTGAATACTATTCCCATCTAGACAACCTACGTTCTTTGTAATAGGCGTAATTGTAATTGTACTCGAATTATTAATATTCTGTAGTTTATAAATAGAGTTTGAACAGAATATAATCAAGTCATCACGGAAGCTTTTAAGCCCTACTACTTGATCATCAAGAACGATTGACCCCGCACCAGTACCAGTAAAGTCTGTTAAATCATCTGAATCTGCTAACGTATTACTATAATAAACAGTATTCGGTGTTGTAGCTGCTCCTGCAACGACTAAGTGTTTATCATGTATAACACAAAACTTTGGATACTCAGTACCACTTACTGTAACCTCTTTACAGAAATAAGTCCTGCTAGAGAGCGCACTTCCTGTGCCTGTCATCTTAAAGTACAGTGGCTTAACACCCGAGCCTCTATCAGTTATAATAACTTCACCGTAGTCTGTAATACCTTCATAGACTGCAAAGGTTGCTAAGTCTTGTGAAGTCCTTGCTAAAGTACTACGCCCTGTAAAGGTGCTATAGTTATCCCCTCCTGAAGCAACACTATCTTTATTTATCTGTAGCCAACTATCTCCGTCTTGACTAAAGTAAATATTCGTACCTACACAAGCAATAAGACCATCAGCATAGACATGTAATCCGAAGACATCCTCACTACTATTTGGCCTAGTACCATCTCCAAACTGTGAGAAGCCGCTAATACGCCTGTAACCACCATCAGGATCAACTTCAAAGTTTCTGAGCTTTACAGCTTGTCCAGGCTGTGCAAGCATTTCAAGCTGATTGAGGTTTGTGTTTAAACCCCCCCTACAAGAAATACCAAAAGGTTGCGATGCTGCCATTAAACAAAGCCTATTCTGTCATCTTTAAAATAATTAGGTCCTGGTTCCAATAGATTAGAGCGCATACTTTTTAATCCTTTGCGATAATCATCCAAAGCAAAGGAGGCTGCTTGAGGATTATCCTTAAACTGCCAGATATAATATCGTGCTCTTGCTAAGAGAACTGTTTTATAGACATCAGGAAATACAATCGTATCACCATGAGCATCTAGCTCTGTTGGAAGATCCCAAGCAAAGAACCATATTCTATAAACCTGATCAGGTATAGGACTCAATCCAAAATTCCTGGCATCAGGACTTCTAATAACTCTATTTGGAACTCCGTATTGGGTTGTATCTGAGTCGTCTTTATTTTCAGATATTCTTAAATAATCCTTCCACTCTTCAGTGCTTGTATATCTAAGATTCTTAATTGTATACGGCGCAGCTTCATCCGTAACTCCAACAGTAGTCAAAAGAAAATTATCCCAATCTACTGAACCATAGTCAGTTGTAATACTAGAACTTGCAGTCTTTAGCTCATACCAGCGAGTTCCAGCAGTCGTCTCTATATAAGTATTACCATACATAGGATCAGTAGCCCCACTTTCAGCCGTAGCTAAAAAAGGCCACTGAGGTTCTTCATTAACAATATCTAAATAGGCACGATTTACTGAGTCTTTAGCGTGTTGCTGTACACCGACAGCGCTGCTAAAGTTTGAAGAAGTTAATACTACCTCATTTAATTCTCGTAGTAGCTCATTTGTTAGATTGAGAAATGTTGCCATTTATTACCTTATATTTATTTGTGTCGGTTGCTGATCTTCTGGTAGCCGAAGCCTTAGAAGAATAGTCAACAAACCATTATTAAATTCAGCTTCTTCAACTATAACGTGTTCTGCTAAATGGAACTCTTTTGTAAAAGATTTTCCACTTATACCACGATGTAAATAAGAATCTCCCTCTTGGTCCTTATCTTGTTTATTTCCTTTGATAGTGAGTTTACCATCTGTTTTAGAATGAACTACATCAATATCTTTCTTATCCCACCCCGCTAGAGCTACTTCTACAGTATATTCATCTTCACCAGATCGAATAAGATTAAAACGAGGATATTCTGGTTGTCTAAACCCTCGGACCATTTCATTATGCAGGCGATCAAAACCAACCCACAAACTATTTAAATCAGCTAGTGCTAAATTATTCATATCTTTTCTCCTTACAGCCCCCTTAGCGGTAGGCTTATTGTAGACCCTTGCGGTATCTATATTATTCTCCATCCCAATTTAAGCCTGATAACTTTTGTTGGGTGGTTATATCTTTCTTTTGACGAAATATACGATCATAATTATCATCGTACTTTTTTTTATCAAAATGCTTCCTGAAGCGACTACCTTTACTGACAATCGCTTTTCTAAACATTACAGGTCTTTCGTTAGAACCTATTTGAGGCATTAATTAGCTCGCTTGAGTAGTTGTAATACCATCTTGTACTTTACACATACCATCAAGATACCAGTTAGTACCGTCAGACCAAACATGGACATAATCTCCATGAACAGCCTTACTTGCTACTAACGAAATAGTATCAGCATCTGTAACAGTAGCAACACTTCCTGCTGCATCTTCAGGTGAACTAACATTACCTACGATAACGTTTGCACTTGAAGCGGTTACAATAGTATGAGAACCAGTAGGCTCGGTAGCTCCAACATAGAACCAATACTCAAGCCCAGCCTCAGCCGTCGGTAAAGTTTGGATTCTAGCAGTCGCTGTGTTCATTATAAAACGAGTGCCCGACTCAGCAGCCGTAATAGTATTTGCTGCTGTAATTGCCTCTGTATCTGAGGGCTTTTGAACCTTTGTAGCAAGTTCTCTAACATCGCTAGTCCTTGCTGAGTTACGGCCCGTATCCCTAATATTCACTGCTGCCATATCTTTCTTCCTTTAATTAATTATAAAATTGAAAAGAAAAGGGAGCCGAAAGATCGACCCCCAATTCTATTAATTACTAGTCAATACCGTAGAATGCGGATACTAGAGCACCATCGCGTAGTACTTTAGCTCCATATACATGAAGCCCCCGTACAATATCGCCAAAGGAACTAGGATCACGCAGTACTTCAGTACTCGTAATTGTCTGAGCCGTCGCTGTAGAACTAATATGTCCAGCGATACATTTACCAGCCGCGTTAGACGTCGAGGCAATGTTATTCGTTTTGTACATACTAAATCCACGCAACTTACCAGAAGTTACTAGACCGTTTCTTATTGAACCTTGACCAGCGTTGTAATCAACAGACAAAAGTTTCGATGCGGTTCCAGACAAAACCTCATAGAAGTCAGGTGCGGCTGCGAACCAGCGACCTTCTTCAGGAACATTCTGGTCATCTAAAAGACGAGCCATGTGTCCCAAAACATCTATAGGATCATGTTCTGACGAACCAAAACCAATGTCAAGATTACCAGTGCCATCAAACGTACCAGCCGCAAGATCAGTAGCGTTATCAGAACCTAAAACATGATTAGGACTTGAAGAGGCTACACCGCTGAACATTGTTGCAAGAACACCTTCGTCAAATGCATCTCTCAATGCATATGCAGCCGAAGATGATGCAGCTTCACGCCAATTCACATGAGACATTGAAGATTCAATATCATCAACCTTGAATTTAAAGGCGTTGGCTGTGTCTACAATCAACGTTATTTCAGCGTCAGTCAGTTTCGTTTGCGTTACATCTGCACCACGTTCGTATTGATATACAGTGATGGTAGGCTCTTTAACAATCTTTACAGAATCGCCAAAGGCCGTAATTTCACCAGCATAATCAGTATTAGTGATAGCTTCAATTACAGAGGCTTTTCTGAAGAAGTTTAGAACTTTCTTAGAATAGACAGCAGGTAAGAAAAACGAATTTGCCTGAGTACTTACGGAGTTCGCAAAGTTAGCATCAGTATCTGTGCTAGGCTCAAAGTATTGATCACTTTGATTATAAGCCATATTTATTTACTCCAAATTAGACAAAAATTACGATTGAACTATTCTGCCTTCAGCTATAGCCTGATTAATCTCATCTTCACGAGAATCAAACTCATCTAAAGACATCGCAGCAATCTCCCGTTCAGTCCAAATTTTAGGCCCCTGTGCAGCATCTACGGTTGTTGTTTTTGTTGAAACCATGTCTGCCGCCGAACCTTCTCTGGACTGTTGTGATTGTCGTGATTGTCTTCGAGGTCGTGAAGTTTGAACACCACTTTCTAATTTATAAAGATCAATAGCTTTAGAAGCTAATTCTACATTGTTAGGATTTCTAAAAACCCAATCTTGTATTTCTTCAGGCTGCGCCTTTGCCCATTCTTGGAAATTATCATCACCTCGAATATCTTCAAAATCGGGATGACGCTCACGTAAGCTTGTTTCTGCTTCTCGGCGCATAATATCTGCTTCACGTTGCTGTATCGCAGATAATTGTCCTTGAAGCTCTTCTACTTGACGTTCACTCTGTAAATGAGCCACGGTTTCAACCGTTTCATACAAATCAGGATATTCTTCTCTAAACTTTTCGAGATCTTCAACACTCTTTGGTGCTTCATATCTAGGCTGCGTAGCTCTAGTTTCAGCTAAGAGTTCTTGTTCTCTTTGTTTAAATTGCGAAACCTTATCATCGTAATGCTTCTTTAGATCATCGTATCTTTTTTTATAATTAGTTCTTTTACGCTTTGTAGGAGCTTCTTGCTCCTCTTCATCAGGGGCCGATTGTTGGGTAGCCTGTTGTTCGTAAAATAACGAATCTGAATTTTGCATAGGTGGGCCGTCTGGCTTGTGCCAAGGCTTCCTTGCATTATACATATTCGCTTCTGGTTCTTCTAAACTCTCCTCTATTTCTGACATATCACGTCTCCTTCACGGGGCTTGTCTCGTGCAAGGTAGCCAAACAAATTAGTTCTTTGGCCTAGAACTAACGTTGGGGCTTGCCTACTCCAAGGTAGCCGTTAAAAAAAAATGATAGAGGGCCTTGCGGGTAGCTCTATCTCCTTTATACAACACTCGGCATTCGATTAGCTGAGATCATTTGTTTTTTGATCTCTTGATCCTCTTCTTCAAGAAGGCTATCTTCTTGGGAGCCTACTGCTCCACCAAATGCGTATTCCATTCGCTGAAGACCACCATCATAGGCGCGTTCTGCTTCATCCATAAGGGTTTGAAGATTATCAGCACCTATTTGATCAGTAGCCTTTTGCGTCATTACAAACTCTCCATCTGACAATCTTGCAGGTATTGAGTCTGAAACACCAGTGCCAGGGCCTTCTACTTCGCCCTCACCACTAAATTCTGAGGCCGTCGTAACGACCTTATCAAATATTTCACTTAAACGTGGGTCTGCTTCAAGAGCGCCCAGTAAGTAGTCTTGTTCTTCTGGTTCTAAAGATTCATCTAAAACATAATCTACAAAACTACTTTCCATTTCATTATCAGGAAGCTGTGTCTCTTCTGCATTGGCTTGATCTTCAGGAGTATAGGTATCTTCTGGTATTCCTTCCTGCTCTGGTGGTATTAATAAGTTCTCAGCCATAATTATTCCTCTCTCTTTAATGCTTCTTTAACTTCATCCGGCAACTGCTCTAGGCGTACCAGCAAATTCACTTTCCCCTGGCTGCGGAACATTTCCAGTTCCGATGTTGCCACCGCCAGTACCTGTAGCTCCAAGTTCTTGAGGTTCTCCAGGTGCTCCTTGAAGTGGTCCCATATCTGGGGGTTGTGCACCAGCGGGGCCAGCTTCTTGGCCTGTATTTTGTCCAGCATTTTGCATTCCTATAATCTGTGCCATAATAGCAGCTTCATCAGGATCATTGAGTAATTCATCTGGATCAAGATCAAGACTGTACGCAAGCTCGCTAATAAGCTTATTAATTTTAACAAACGGAGCCACAGCAGGATTCTGAACAGTCTGTAAGAATGTCGTGAGCCTTTGGCTTCGTACCTCTTTCTGCATCAAGCTATTTGTGCCTGTTGCTTTAACTTCTAGATCCCCTACTACACCTAATTTATCTTCTAAGAATTGCATATTCCATTGGAAATATGATTCTCCAAGAGGCTTTAAAAGGAAGTCATCTAGATTTTTAATAACCGTTTTAATATTTAAAGAGGCTGCACCAAGTAACATTGACATGCCTGAAGCAGTCCTTGTCATACTTTGTACGCCTGTTTGACCATGTGAATAACTAGGAATGCCTGTTTGTTCATCGGCAAGCTGCCTAAACTTATCAAACATCTGCATATTCTCTTGAGTTACATTCGGAAACTTAACCCCATGAATAGCTTGTCCTGGCATTCCGGCTTGACGCCTAAATACTTTACCTGGATATACTTCCATAGATTGTCCACCTACAAGAACAGACTCATCTACATCAAATACTAGAGAGCCTGATAATGCTAGATTATCAATAGCCATTCGTGCATGACCATTCATAATCTTCTGAGAGTCATCCATATTCTCAGCGACACCAATTCCAAAGAAGCTATAAGGATTCTTTTCGTAAGAAAAGGAATGATACGGAAGTCTATGTGGCGTAAATGGATTTACTACAGAGCGTAAAAGCATTCCATTACATATCCAGGCATTTACTTGAACTTCGTCAAGATCATCAATATCATCACTAAGTTCCATACCAACTTCACGAGCATATTCAGCATCCATGATACCCCAATACTCTAATACTTCAAATTGTCCTGAGCCATACTCTTGACCACGTTGGTCATCTTTAAGTTCATTTTCGTAATCTTTTTGAACATAGTTTGGCCCCATTGACAAGCAAGTTCGTATAGCATCTTTGTCGAAGTATGGCATTCTTGACAATGCTCGTACTTGAGAGCGATTTAGTTTATGTCTGTGAAATAGATATTCACATTCTGATATATTAGTAGCATTAGGGTCTGGGAAGAAATCCCAAATACTAACAAACTCAATACGAGGAACACGTACATCTACAGGACTGTATTCTCTCTCTCCTTCTTCATTTTCTTCCCAACGATTCAGTGTCTTATTAAAATTAAATGGTCCTTTAATAACACCTGTACCAAATAAGGCAGACTCGAATAGGGCATTTCTAATTTCAGAAGAGCCATTTGACTCTTCAATTTGATCGTGAATTAACTTTTCCATCCTTCGCGCTGCTTTCTGCGCTGGATTGAGTTCCAGCGTTTCTGGTGTTGGCAACAACCCTTCCCGCAACACTCCTGCCTCTCTAGCTTCATCTTCGATTGGCTTTGTGTCAAATCTTCCTGGTCCAAAGGTCGCTCCTGGTTTGAGTACTTTACCGTCTCCTTCGTATCCAACATCAAATGGATTCTCCTCTTTTTCTTCGTCCTCTTCTCCACCCGCTCCTGCTGTTGTTTCAATTCCAGGCACAGGATTAGTAATATCTAAATGAGCATGTTCTGCTACACCCTCTGGTACTTTAGTCTCAGAAACTCCTATAGGAAACTTATTAGCTCCAAATATTACATCAACTAGCTGACCAAAGGCTGCAAGAACCTTTGTTTTAGTTACTTTAACAAATACTCTTGACTTCTCAGACTCTCGAAAACGCACATTCTTAGGATACAAGCCACGATAATTATGATAACCTGTTATCCAACGCTGCTCATCAAGAGAGCGAGCATCTTCTGCTGATACATATCTATCTTGTAGTAATGCTACAAATTTATTACGAAGATTTTCATCGAGTGATAGAGTTTTACCCTCTTCTCCTTCGACATCATCAAAATAAATATTGTCGGCATTTTCTATAAAACTATTTTCGGCCATTTATTTACCACCTATAATTCACGCTTCCACGTAATCTGCGCTCCTTTACCGCCACCGCCCGTGTTCCCAAAGACATCAAAGCCAAAAATATTTTTCCCTTGTATGTGTTTTATTCCTACAGAGCCCCAAGAATAACCACCACCACCTTTAGGTCTATTGTAACCAACCTCAACGGTAGTGTCCCCTCTGTGCACCCTTGTTTTGGCATTCCAGCCCCTATCATTACCTCTGAGTCTGAAAACACTTGAAACATTTCTAGGGCCTCCGCCATTACTGTATTTTTGTCTTTTCGGCATATTAGTATCCAAACTCCATATCAGCAGGCGTATAAGCTTGCTGCATTCGTAAATGTCTCATTTGACTTAAGGGATCATTGATCTTTGGTCTAGACATAATTAAATATCTTAGTGCATCATATGCATGATCAGGAGCATGTGTATCTACATCTTCAGGATTATTCTTATCCAAAGGAATACTTTGAAGCTCGCGTATCAGATTAGGGCAAGTGTTAAATATTTGAATTTGTGGCCTTCCGCTTTGCTTTAACTTTAAGTATTCGTGAATTTGAATCTTCCCTTGTATTCTATTTTTATCAGCCCTTCGTAGTTTATGTCCGGCTCGTTGCAGAGACTCTCCTACTGTAGGACCTGTTGTTCCTGTTCTAGCCCAAGCTGCTGTATCTAAGACACCTGCAACCGAGAAAGGGTCTACTAGCTCCATTTTTGTGATCATCTCACCCAAATCAACCCCTGTTAAATTCTTTTTGTACAACTCCCTGTACACAATCAAAGTACCATCTGATGGGTCAACTGCTGCCCATATACAAGCACTTTCTGAGGCGTAACCATAGTCTATACCTTTAACGCGCTCCCACCCTATTGGTATCTCGAAAGGCGGTATAACATGCACCTCAGTATCAAACTCAACAAAGGCTGCACCCTCGGTAATATCCCAATTACCCTCTAGAAGCTGTCGTCTTTGTACTTCTGGAAGAGCTTTAAGCATCTCTTCGTAACGTCCATCTTCTGCAAGATAGGGATTATCATCTAATCTAGCAGGTATAAATTTTCTAGTTAGACCATCATCACCTTTAAAAGCCTCCCCAGGCTCAAAAGGATCAACATATCTCTTCTTAACCCAATGTGCTCCAACGCCTCCAGGGTTTGCTGTGCATCGTAAGTATGGCGTTATCTCAGAATCAGTTGTACGTAATCTTGACGATAAGTAATTCCAGCCAAACTCTGTCGGCAAATGCGTAATCTCATCAAAACCAATCCACGAATAGGACTGACCTTGGTATCTATAGACATCTGCGTCCCTTTCAAGGAAGCCAAACTCTATTTTAGCACCACTTGGGAAGTTCCATATCTTTTCAACTTCTCTAAACTTAGCCCCTGGAAAGGCCTGTGGATACAACTCCCTTGATTTATCTATCAACTCCCGCAACTCTGGCATAGTACGTCGTAATATTAATGCCCTATGAGCAGGGCGGTGGCAGAACCGCAGAGGGTCTACTAGCATAGCGTAGGATTTACCTCCCCCTGCTGCCCCGCCATAAAGAACATCTTTTTCGGGGGCAGCTAAGAACTCAGTCTGTGGCCCATCATTCGGCTGGAAGATAATGTGTTCTTTGTAAACTGTCTTCTTAGCTGCTTCTGGTAAGACCTTTTCTAAGTCTTCTCGTGTTATTAGTTTTCCGCTTGGTGTCTCCTTATCTGAAGACTCATCTAGTTTCTGCTGTACATTCCTTTGCTTCTTAACATTTACTCTTGCTTTTTTGACTTTCTTTTCAAGCGAGTCAAGTCTTTTTTCCTTGTCGCGTAAAGATCGTCTAGCCGACATCTTTGCTTTTGTTGCA